ATTAGATCCACTGGTATGTTACCAGAGGGTTACACAGTTAATGACTTTTTAACTGATACTGATGCATTCTTCATCTTAACAGATGCTCCAAGAGGGTTCATGCACTTTGAAAGAGTGCCATTAGCTACTCAAATGGAAGCAGATTTTGATACTGGCAATATGAGATTTAAGGCCAGAGAAAGATATAGTTTTGGATTTTCTGATCCAAGATGTGTCTTTGGATCAAAAGGTGCATAATTTAAATTCCTAATCCTCACCGAGCAGGAATATAAGGAGCGGCTTTACAGTCGCTCTTTTTTTATGTTATAGTTTTTTAATACCTTGACGAAGAATTAACTTCGACATTGCCAAGACAAGGAGATTAACATGGCAACAACAACTTTTTCTGGTCCAGTCAGATCTATAGGCGGATTTACATCAGTAAGTAAAAACGCTACAACTGGAGCATTCACTACACAATCTAGTATTAATTCAAGTGGTATTGCATCTTTTGACGCTAACACAATGCCAACAGAAGCAGGCACTGGTATTACTGGTGGAACAGGAACCATTTACAGAAGTTCTGTTATGAGATCAGGTGGTATCATCACAACAAGAATATTAATAGATTTAACTGGTTTAAGATCAACAGCATCTGGCGACATCATTGGTGTAAATGGAACATCTAATGTTTGTCATATTGGTCAAATAACTGCTGCTAGAAATGGTACAATCTTAACAGGTAGTATGGAATGTTTTGAAGCACCTGCAGGTGGTGATCCAGACATTAACGTACATTCTGCTACAGAGGGCACAGGTGTTGAAGATGGAGCTATTGGTGATTTGACTGAGACATTATTGGTTAACGCTGGTGATGCAACACTTGGAAGTAAAGTTTTCTTCACTGCTGTTCCTGCCGCTGATGAGTTTTTATACTTAACACTTGGTGATACAACAGATGCTGATTACACAGCAGGTAAATTGTTGATTGAATTAATGGGTTACGAAGCTTAGTTAGGAGAGTGATATGGCAGGTCGTTCAGACGTACGAGCACTCACAGTTAGTGATGAAAATGCAGCAAGCACTACAAGAATAGCTGCTGCTGCTAGACCAACTGCAGCATTTACTTTAGCTAACACCGATCATGCGGGTGGAGCAGGAAGAAATGTGACAGTGACAACAACTGGCACTGGAGACAATTCAAAAACTGTTACTGTTGTTGGCACAGATGTTTTTGGCAATGCTTTGACTGAAGTTATTACTTCAACTGGCTCTGCTGAAACAGTGGCAGGAACAAGTATATTTTTGTCAATATCTTCAGCAACTTGTTCAGCACAATATGCAGCAAACGTTTCTGTCGGTTCTGGATCACTATGCGGACAAGCTATCTTTGGTGGTAGAACAAGATTAAAAGGTTTTTCTGTAACATCTGGAGGCACTGCAGGTGATGTTGAATTTTTTGATGGAACACCAGAAGATGGCACAGTTCTATTTAAATCAAGAACAAATGGAACTGCTAACACTGTGATTGATAGAAATATACCAGACGAGGGTGTATTGTTTGCAAGTGGAATGTCTGTGAAGTACACAGTTGACGTTTCAGATATGATGACTTTCTTCTTTGCATAGGAGAAATAATGTCTAGAAAAAAAGACAAACAACCACCTAAAACAAAAAAGTATTTCCGCCCCACTAAAAAAGGGGCGGGAATGACCAAGGCTGGTGTTGCTCGATATAGAAGAGAAAATCCTGGTAGTAAACTGAAAACTGCTGTTACTGGTAAAGTCAAGCCTGGTAGTAAGGCAGCTAAAAGACGTAAGTCATTTTGTGCTAGAAGTGCAGGCCAGATGAAAAAGTTTCCAAAGGCGGCTAAAGATCCGAATAGCCGTTTAAGACAAGCAAGAAGAAGATGGAAGTGTTAGATGACAAGTAAAGAATTATTAAAAATGTTA